CTAAAAACTTTCCCCCAGCAGAACTTATACCATAGTTTGTAAGGTTTGTCAAACCATGTTATAATGATTATATGCCAAGAGATCACTTTGCAGCAATGTATAGAAACCCATCACATAGACATGATGTACCTCATGACTCTATAGGGTTTGATAAGGCTATAGGTGCTCTAACTGGCATGTTGTATTCTATTGTTACTCTTAAATGCTTCTTCCCTTCTGCTCCCCCGCCAGAAATGAATAACAATCCTGTTAAGGACGCTGCAAGCGGGGACCTAAAGTATACCCAATTAACCCTATGGTAAATAACAAACCATTTATCCTGGTTTTCTAGAAATTACATAATAGTTTATTTAAATAACATTACGATATTGGCAAATTTTCCCCTGGTTTGGGGATATTTTTTTTGCATAAAATGGGCTTGACAAACCATACAAGATAGGCTATAATGCCCAAACCATGCATATGAAGGTTTGACAGATATGAAGGTTTGCGATATAATCCCGCATGTAAGGTTTGGGGAGAGGAAGGTTTGAGGTTTGGGATTACGAACGCCCTCTATAAAAGCGCTCCCTACTCCACTATCCTCCACTTCACTCCACTTATACCCTATCTAATTAAATAATCAGTAACATTTATCTGTGGATAAACCTGTGGATAACTATACCAAACCACCATATCAACCTGTGGATAACTCTTTGATATACTATACATATGAACAAACCAGAATATGATTCTTTAGGAAAATCTTGGAAAGATGCACCAGATTGGTGTGATGATTGTAACTCAAATCCAGGAGAAAAATGTCCTGATTGTGGCTATACACATAACTGCTAAAAACCACTGTATATAAACATTACGATAGGTCCTTTATAGCCCTATTGACCAAACGGATCAGGCCTCGTCTAGTCACTTTAGATGCATCAAATGTCTCCGTATATCCCCCTTGTGGCATATCTGCCTTATCCAGAAAGTGTCCATACTTCTTAGTGAGTGTATTTACTACTAGGGTTTCTACTGCTCTCGCTTGATCCCGTTGCGAAAACCACCAATACTTAATCAGTATCCAACCCTTGGTCCTATGGCTTGCAAACCTTCTACCAGACACATCCGATATCCCTATTTTGACAGCCTTATGCACAGGGCTATAGAGTATATATAGTAGGGTCATATGTCTATTATACTTGACATCCCCCGCAAAATTGTGTATAATTATAGAGTCACTTCTCCTCTCTTGAGAACAAGTGCGAAACCCGAAAAGCCACACGGACTAACTCAACAGCGTGTATAAAGTAAAGGTTGAGACTCCTGGATATGAGTATAAACTGTCCTTGACTTTTAACCCTATACCTGAGATAATGGTTTAATGTACTCTAACTGTGGCACCTATGCTGGCTATCGCAAACACCATAACCATAAGACTAAACCTTGTGTTGAGTGTTTGGCAGCATCTAGTGCCTACAATAGATTACGATATGCCAAGAATAATCGTGCTCATGTAACTGCTAAGTATAGGGCTAACAATATCGATAAGGTCAGAGCCAGAGAAAGATCCAAATCAAGAAGACGCAGAGCAAAGATTACGAACGACTATAATGAACTCCAGGTTATATCTGTCTATGGGAGTAATTGTCATTTGTGTGGTTTGGCTATTGACTTTATGGCTCCCCGAAAATGTGGAGTAAAGGGCTGGGAGCAAGGATTGCATATTGATCATCTTGTTCCTATTGCAAAGGGTGGCTCAGATACCATAGAAAATGTAAGACCAGCACACGGTTTATGTAATTTGAATAAATGGGCAAACCAAGGATAGTAACCAATAGTGCCCGTTTAGGGCATAGAGAGGTTTGCTACTTCTATTTTGCGCCGAACTTTAAAACCTATTTTTCGAAGACTGCAGTGCAGGGCTCAAACACGCTATGTGCCAAGAATCTACGGCAAGGGCAGTGATCTGTTCGACACTGGCAAGTCTTTGGCTCTTGTGATTCTGTGAGTGTATTTGTTTCAATAACATCACAAGGCTTATTAGCCTGATGAGCAACATACTCTCCACATGGACAGTAACCTACCTTGCCATACTGACCAGAGTGACCTCCGTTTGGGCTTCCTGAGCAGTGCTTAGGGTCTGAATTATAGTTCTGATCTTTTGGTTTTATATCCATGGTACCTCTCTTGTTCTGTCTTTTGTAAACCACATAGGCATTGTATATCTTTCTTCGTTTGTGATTTTAACCTCATGAATCATATCATCTCCCTGAGTAATGAATACTACTAGGTCTCCTACTACTGGCTTTATAGTTAGTCCTAGATTTGGAAACTCTAACTCCCCGCCATTTTCGACAGTGTTTAAATATAGTACGGAACTGTAAGCAAAATGCTGTTGGTAACCGTCACCAGAATCTGAGTGAAGCCTTAGAAAATCATTTTTTAGATGCTTAACAAGAAATATAGAGTTTAGATATATGTCATCATGATCTGCAAATGCCTCTTTAATAGTTTTATTTATTTTATTAGAAAGATCTTTGACCAAAACTTTTATCTCATAAAGATTACTGATAGCCCTCTCTGGCCTGTACCTGCTCATCTCATCATCTAGGCCCATTCTTCTTTTATAGAATCTGTCCTTTAGATAAACAAAGTTAGGTGTGCTTCCATCTGTATCATAATCAACAGCGCTGTGTATATTGTTGTTAATATAGTTAATTATTTTATTAGCATCTTCTGCGCTTAAAAAATTTTTAATTATTTTTATTTTGTCTAACTCCATATATGTATTATAGCAGTTACAGTTATAGAAACTTGACATGCTTTTGTTGAGACTGTATACTTAGTATATGATCAATATGGAAATACCAGACCCATTTCAAACCTTTGTAGCCAAGAAGTATGCTAACGCTAAAGGCTATGTCCATGACTTCTTTACTGGGGAATGGTCTTATAAGTGTAGTACTTGTAAGGATGATCTTTATGCTCCATCCCGCAAAATTATGACAAAGATTAGATTGTTTCATACCCGCAACGAATGTCTTGGAGGATACTGATGATACACGATAAAGATTTAACAAAAGGAATGATTAAGGGGATAGCATTGACTGCTTTAATCTCGCCATTATTTGGTATTAGTTTTATAGTTCTATTAGCCTTTCCTCTTTCCTGGCTATTATTTCAAGGCATCTATAACTTAGAGTCTATTGGGGAGGATTTGGGATAATGGAGTTAGGACAGATGCTACTTAGCAATACTCCATCACAGACTTATGATGCTAATTGGGCTACAGAAGGTCTTAATTTAATTGCAGAAGTTATTGCTGAATACCGTGGAGATAAATACGGAACATATGGCTACTCAAACCTTCTAACATCAAACTCTGGTGATCCAGAATTTGTTAATGATGTATTTGAAATGCGCCCTTATTGCTGGTGTGATTCAGGATGGGGAGAGTATGAAGGTCCTCATCCAGATGGTTGTGCACCAAACTTTGTTTACAAGAAAAATGGTTTAGTTATTACTTGGTACAAACATGCCAATCGTGGTATAACTTCTAATATGGAATATCCAGGGGCTAAGAATTGGGCTAAGGCTGTCATGACATGCATTGAAAGTATTAAGTAATGCCTATTCATATTCCTATTTATGTTAACCAAACCTTGATTAAAACCTACACCATTGGAAGAGTCTCAGGTGATACAAACCCTGACTCCATCAATACTTATTTAATTACAGAAGAAGGTTTCCCTTGGGAGACTGGTCAAATGTTTAATCACAGGTACGGAGATAGCATTGAGACTTGCGTAACCAAGGGTCTTAGTGCTATGATAGATACATGAAAATAGGACCATATACATTACGCAAACCTTGGGTTAAGTATGTTAACCTTGAGTTAGATATTGAAGAGGAATTAACCAGAGCAGTCATGAACTCAATTAGATCAGACATTGTGGCAGACATTATCTCTTTAGATCTTTGTGATATAGATTGTGATGTGATTCACTACCTTGAAAAAACTGCACGAGCATGAGATACTTTACAAAGGGTTGGTTAAAGGGTGGTGTCTGTGATGGCTGGGGATTTGCAATTGAGTTCTACCCAAGAGAAAAATCATTAAGCATTACTTTTATACATTGGTATTTAATTATTGAGAAGGATTACAGATGAGCGATGCTGTGACTATTTATATCTACCGTCAAACAAATGGCTGGGAGTCTGATATTTGGCGTGGAGATGAGCAATTAGGTGGATGCACTGGTCCAACACTTGTTGGTGTTATGGATCTTACACATGAAATAATTTCAGAAAGCGATCCAACATGGGCTGACTTTAATGCGAATGAGGATTTATGACACACGATGAGTTGCTGAAAAAGATAGATGATGAAGCAATGCTTGGCAATAAAGAATGGAAAGCATTTCGTGCAGTAATTGAACTACATAAGCCAGTTATGCAATGGAGTGGAGGGTATGACGCAGAAGACAATCCACTATATGCAGAACAGTGCAGTGATTGTTCAGGCAATGGTTTTACACAAGAATACCCTTGTGAAACTATTCAGGCAATTCAGAAGGAGTTGGGATGATAGTTAAAATATTATGGCTTATCTGTTCGTTGATTGTATTTAGGTACACACTAAAGAATATGATTAAAGAAGAACTAAAAATGTTTGGCGGGATAGATGCAATCCTGTTAGGACTATTTATTGTAATATCTACAATAATTGCTTTCACAGGACCTATTGCAATAGTGGCATTCCTTGTGTATAATGGACTTAAGGGAATTGCCAACGGTATTAGCGAAGGATATAGGTATGGCCAAAAAGAAAATTGATCGTCCAAAATACATTATTAAAGTAACTCGTGACTGGAGATATGGCAAGAGAGCCAGATTCTGGGACATTCAGAAGTGGTATCAGATGGGTAAGGGTCCAGAGGATGGCTATTGGGGTCGTGCCTGTAAGGGTGGTCTTGCGTACTCAGATTGGGGTATGTGGAGAGCCATTAACAAGAAACTAAAGAAGATGGACTTTGGTTATTACGAAAACTATTTTAGTTTAGATAAGCAAGAAATAAAGGAGCCAAAGTGAACGAAGCAGAGTTTGATCAAGAGTTTGATTTAGAAGACATTACTAACGCCATAGTTAATCAGGCTAAGGCTGAAGTTAAGTCTAAGTTTGGCAATAAGAAACGGCATAGACAATGATCTGCCCTACCTGCAAGATGGATAAAGAAAACATTGAGTACTGGGATAACCACCAGACTATGAGTGATTACAGGGTGTGGTGTGCCAAGAGAACCTAAGATTACGAAGATGGACTGGAGAGCCTTGGGATATTGGCCTGTATGGAAAGATGGAAAGAAGGTATGGGAAAATGATGTCAACAAAGCATCAAAGGACGAAAGTGCTTCCTCTTAGATGGTTCGGAAATCTTTGTAGTGAGATTGCGACTAATAGTTTAGTTAAGGCCTTTAATCTTCAGGAAGATGGTAATCTAGGATACCGTTTTAAATTTCACAGCAAGGTTTGGCATTATTTTAACAAGCCTTACCAGCGATGGGGGACATATTACGAAGTAACTCTTAAAGCATAGTTATGATATAATCATTGTATGAATAAATCTAAGTGCTTTTTTTGTCAAAAGGATGCAACGCATTACGATGTTGTGGTGGATCATGCTGACTATATTGTTGCAGATGTGTGCTTAGATCATCTATCAATGGGCCTTGTGTCTTAAATGAATAAAAGAATACTTAAAGATGGTTCAGAAGTTGATTCTTTTGAAAAACCAATTGATCTAGTTATTCATACTAAAGCCCCTGGAAAATGGAAACTAATTGATCTAGAAACAGGTGAAGAGTACCTTGGATCTGAGATAAGCACTGACTTTGCAGATGTATTAAGAGAAAAAGTTAACATTAACAAAATAGGCACTTGGGTAAAAACCAAGTGGAAACAAAAGTCAGCAGTTGAGTAATAACTAGCATTAAGGGATACTAGGAATATGGAACAATGGGTAAACGACTATGCATCTTGGGTGCTTGTTATCAGTGGCGCTGCAGCGATGTTTACAATTGGGCGCAAGAAGCGATGGGGATGGCTTTGGTTCATATTTAACGAACTAATGTGGACAGCATATGCACTAATCACAAAGCAGTATGGTTTTATCCTTGGCGCTATCCTATATGGAGTAGTGGGTATTAAATCATTTATGAGATGGAAAGAATTATCATTAGATAAACACTCATGGAACACTTTTTTAAAGACTGTATGGAATAAGGATATGGTATCATAGGGCTATGGAAAAACAGTATCTAGATAATGATAAGCAAGTATGGATTATAGAAGACTTCCTAACAAAGGAAGAACTAGAATGGTTTAAGTCGCAAACAGATGACAACTTAGGCTGGTATCCTACAATGAGATCACCATACAGGAACATATTAAATAAGTTTTTAAATGTTGTGCCAAAATATGATGAAGATGGCAACATTGAGTTTCCTAATGAGAACTCAAAGATTATAGATCTTCCAGTTTTTTCAAAGCCAGGCGGTGTTTGGGATAAACTTGACTCTGTGCTTCCAAAAGGATACAAGAGACATGCTACTCTTCAAACATTTAAATATATGACAGATGAAGAGATCAAATTAAACTTAAACAAAGATGTTATGACAGAGTACGGGATCAATGAAGAAGATATTGATTTTGCTATGTATTGGCATCAAGATCCAGGTTTAGAAAGCAATATTTTAGTTTCATTTAGCCTATATCTTAATGATGATTTTGATGGCGGAGAGTTAGAGTTTGGCAACCTACCAATCAAGGTTAAGCCAAAGGCTGGAATGCTTGCAGTAATTCCTGGTGGAGAAAAGTATAAGCATAGAGTTAATAAAGTACTTGGCCCTAATTCAAGACATACTTTGTACGGAAATTCATTTGTAGACCCAGAAAAGGCACCAGTAAGCACAAAAGACGATTGCTAAAAGGGTGTTATAATAAACATATGAAATCTATATATGACATCGAACTGGACTCTGCTGAGGGCACTCCAAACTTTCTAGAACAATTCAAGGGCAAAGCAGTATTGCTCATCAACACAACTGTTGGTTGTGGTAACGCTGGTCAGATGGAGTCCATTGAATGGATTCAGGAGGACCTTGCTGGAGAAGACTTTACTGTTGTAGCAATTCCTACCAATGACTTTTGTGGTCCAAGCATTACAAAGGGTAAGTGGTCACAAGGCATTACTTGTGGAATGGATTCTAAGTTGTACGGAGAAGATGTTTATGGTGTTACATTCCCATTCTCAGAAATGATTACATCTAATCCAGCAGACATTCCATTGGAAGCACCATGGCTTGGTAAGGGCCCAGGACTCAATGGAAATGGTCAGCCATTTGGAGAAAGACACGAACTTTATCTAGAAGTATCTAGACAGATTAAGGCTTTGCAAGATGATAAGGTAGAAAAGGGTCTAGTTGAAAAAACAGATTATGAATCACGCTACCTAAACCAACACGATGGCGGATTCATGATGAATGCTAACTTTGAAAAGTATTTAATTGATAAAGATGGATATGTAGTTAAGCACTATCCTGCTACAACATTAAACTGGGATGTAGAGCGTACTCTTAAGGAAGACCTTGCAGCACAAGGAATTGATGCTAAGATGGGCCCTGATAGATCTGAGTACATTTTCAATGAAGAAAATGCAGTTATTCGTGACCATATTGAAAGACTTATGGCTGGCGAAAGATCACGCATTAACCCAAACCTTGTTCTATCTAACTAACAGAAAGCAGAAACTCATATGAGTATATACGATTTGTCATTTACTGACAACTCTGGTAATGAAGTCAAACTAGATACCTTTAAAGGTAAGAACACACTTATAGTAAATACTGCAAGTCATTGTGGATATACTATTCAGTATGCAGACCTACAAAAGGTTCAATCAGATGATGTTGTTGTAATTGGTTTTCCTTGCAACCAGTTTGGTAATCAAGAGCCAGGAAATAATGAAGATATCAAAGATTTTTGTACAACCAACTACGGTGTAACATTTCCAATATCTCAAAAGGTAGATGTCAATGGTCCTAATGCTCACCCAATCTACAAGTATTGCAAGGAAAATGCCACACCAGGCAGAGAGATTGGCTGGAACTTTGAAAAGTTTTTAGTATCTCCTGACGGATCTATTACTCATTATCCTAGTTCGCATCAAGTTTCAGATATTGTCAAGTAATTTTCTGTAAAAAAAACAGAAAGATCAATGCCAAGCCTTTCATTATATTCCTTAATTGATTCTTTTGTTGGTGCGCCCCAGTAGCCTAGGTATTCTCCGCTGAACATCTGTGACTGAAAATATGTTGAAAAAGGGAAATAAAAATTTTTCACATTCATGGATTTTTTTGTTCTCCAGTCATAGTTAGATATGGGCAATCCATTTCTAACCTTATCCTTAGTCCATATAAAACAATCCTTAACAGTAAACATTCTATATCCTCTAGTTCCAGCCCTAAAAGACATATTTGTTTGATCTCCATCCCAAGGATTTAATGGATCGTGCAAAATTTCACGAACAAAAGAAAAATCTGTAAATAAAAATGCTGCAAAGATAAGGCTATGCTCTTTATACCAATCAGAGTCTTTCCATTCATGGCCTGTAGCCTCTACATAAGCATACTTCATTATCTTATTTTTATTTCTTGGATTTTTCTTATCTACAACATTTATCTTTATAGAGGGATTGGTGTATGTTGTCTTAAAGTCATATGGGTCTATCTCTTTAGAACTATCATCAAACAGCCATACTTGTTTTTGTGGTCCATCTGCCCACCTAAGAGGACATGTCGTTATTATTGGTTTTTTGCATACCTTTAGTAGTTTGGAATAGTATTCTTTTACTGTTTCATCCCAGTTTTTTTCAAAAATATTGTGTGCATCAACCTGTAAAAAATACTTATGCTGTCTGTCTACCATAAGGGAAGAAGTCATTCTTCCAAATCCAGTTCCAAGAGGTTCTTTATGCTTTATATCTATATAATTTATGTTGGGTATATCAAAAATAGGATCGGATAAAAAATCTTCTTGGTCAATTACCATATTGCTTATGCCAAAATATAACAATTCTGGATTTTTTGCATTTGCTATTGCGCTTTTAATGGTTTGTGCTAAGAACTCTTCTTTGCATGCTGCAATTGAGATAAATATTGTTTCCACATTACATTATATCATCTAAGGTTGACAGATAGTTGGCTATGATGTATAATAAATACATGAGTATAGAAGAGATGGCATTAAGAGAAGAAATAGCAAAGGCTATTGAGGCCCTTCCTATTGAAGCATCAAAAACAAATGCTTTAGGTATGCGTATTCTTGCTGCAAAAGTAGCAAGAGGAGAAGACAATTATATTACTAACCTATTTGAAAGGCAAGTGGACTTTGAATGATTAACTTTTTATTTTTACTTCCAGCATTTATTGCAGGATATGTAGCATGCTACTTTGTTATGACTTATAAAATTGATCAAAACTAATTAATTTCTAGACTATCTCTAAATTTACGAAGGTCAACGAAAAAATCATCCATTGGCCAGTACTTTCTTAAATGTGAGTAGTCTGTCATTTTATCTGGATCTGTAAATCTAAAAAAGATCATTTTAACAAATTCATTTTCTTTAAAAGTTTTATGTGGTCTCCAGTGTGCACTTTCGTTTGGATTAAAAACTAACGCTGAATTATCCTCTAGTTTGTATAGATCAAAAGCAACTCCAACATCCCACTCTGTATTAGACTCAAATTGATAGTTAATTATTACATCATTATAATCACCATCAAAATGCGGTGGCAAGTCTGGTTTTCCATATTTAGCACTATACTCAACATAGGTTGTCGAAGAAAGTTGAACGAGTTTTCCAGCAAAAGAACTTGCAATTCCTGATAGTCTTTTAACTATGTGCTCTTGCTGTTTTTGTTCATTGTTTTTAAAAGGAAACAACTCATCCATATTGTTAATGTTAAGTTGTATTCTTCCAAGATATCTTGAAACAATCAAATCCTCTTCGCTTTCAAAAATAAAACTTCCATCATCATTTCTTGGAGCCTCTAATTTATCAGTAATAGATTTAAAAGTCATAATATCTTCTTCTAGTAAAACATTTTGAATTTTTTTGATACTCATGTTATTATTATAGCATTTTAAGATTGACAAAATGGAATTGATAGGGTACAATTAATATATGAGTAGAATTATTTTGTGTAGTGTTTGCAAAAAAGAATGGGAACTTAGATGGGGAATTATGGCAAATGAGTCTCTGTCTAGACATATGAAGGAGCATAAATGAAGCCAACAGCACACATCTACGATGTAGATGGAACACTAGCCAATGTAGATCCCTATCTACACTATGTTCGTGGCTCTAATAGGGACTACGATGCCTTTCATGAGGCTTCTATCAATGCCCTGCCAAATGTAGAGGTCTTGGAGATGCTTAATAATTCTGTTAGCGATGGCAACTCTATCCTAGTAGTTACATCTCGAAAAGAAAAATATCGTGGACTTACTTCTATGTGGCTTGCTAAAAATAATATCAGATCACATGGGCTATTTATGAGAGCAGATGATGACAACAGGCCAGACTATGAAGCAAAAAAAGATATGCTTGATAAGATAAGCAAACTTTGGGATGTTACTCATGCAATAGATGACAATCCAAATGTAATAAGATTGTGGCAAGATCACGGAATAACTACTACAAAAATAGGCAATTGGGACGGTAATAAGAATTGACTTACAACCTAGAGAATGGTATGATTATCATATGAAAAAAACAAACAACAAAGTCTCTCAGCATAAGATTAAGAGAGCAGTTAAGAATAAGAAAAGAACACAAGCAAAACCACACCTTTCAAAGTTTGAACGCAAACAACAAAGGATTAGAGAAGAAATAGTTCTTGGAACACTGAGATCAATATCTAACTAGAACTGGAGATAGTCGTGATTGATTACGATAAACTAAAAAAAATCCCAGACGAACTAAAGCATGCAATCATTAAAGAGCATATGAAAACCTACTACCATTGGACAGTTGGAATTCTGTGCTTTTTGATTGGTACATTTTTTGGTTTGTTGATTAAATAAGGTCTAGCACCAGTAGCCAAGTTGGTTAAGGCACCGAACTCATAATTCGGCTATTCGTAGGTTCAAGTCCTACCTGGTGTACTTGACATACCGTGGCAAAATCGGTATAATTATTACATAACTACTAACAAAGGAAATAAATTGTCAGACATGGATAAAACAGTCAAAATTACAAAGTTTTTAATTGGTGGATTTGTCGCACTAATTATTTTTGGTCTCTTCATGCCTTCTTCTGAGACTGCAGCAAAAGCCCAAGTAGAAAATACAAAGAGTGTAAAGCCTGCAGAAAGTACAATAGATAATGCTTTTAATGAAGACAAGTTTTTTGACTATATGCTTAAGTTTGAACAGCCAAACTCTAACTTTAACAATGTTAAAGATGATATGTTAGATGGTGCTTACGAATATTGCAAAGATTTAGATAATGGTAAAGCGTCATATGTTAGGTCTGATCCATACTTTTTGCTTGGATCTCTTGAGATTTCTCCACGCTGGACAGCACGAACAACTGGTGCCGTAATGTATCTGTGTCCAAAGCATCTTGACGGATTAGATGCATTCCTTGATACGATTACTGAAAAGAGCATTAAGTCTTATTTGGTTGATTCATATCCAAGCGATGAGATGTACACAAATGAAGACAGAGAGTGGTACTTTGATATTATTATTAAAAACCTTGCATATATTGGCGGGATAAAGTAATACACTTATATTACGGTTTGCATCTGTAACTCAGTTGGTTAGAGTACCCGCCTTATATGCGGAGAGCCGAAGGTTCAAGTCCTTCCAGATGTACCAAGTCTCCATCGTCTATCGGTTAGGACTCCAGATTTTCAATCTGGCAAGAC